CTTGTAAGGGGACTCAAGAGCCTAATTAGGCTCTTGCCTTCCTGAAGTATAGTGCTGTCGCTTCAGGGCGACCACTGTACGTAAGGTGATCACTATCACTACTGACTGGATCCCACCACCCGCGAGGGGGCAGGGTTGCGTCCGAATGGATTAGATAATTTCCATCGAACTCGCCAATATGTAGTGCCTTCATAAGTGCGGCATCGCCATCAATCGGTGTAAACCGACGGCGATACCTGGGCACCATTCCCGAAACCAACGGGACCTGGTACCTACCACCGACCTCATACTCGGGAGGAATCCCTAGGCATGAGAGCCGGCCAAGCACTTTGGAGGAATCCGACACAACAGGGAAAGGAATAATACTACTAATGTAGCCATCCATCCATGCTGCGGTCTTCCAAAGACCCTGCAAATAAGCAAGGTTTCTGAAAGCCACCGCGGATATCACTTCGGTGCAATCGCGACGTGATGTAGGAAGATTCTGACGAACCTTGACGTAAGAAACGTCATGGCCATCATAATAATCCTTCCCACACGACTCTCTGAACTTCCCAGTCCAGAAGGATTTCGTGGGGTTTACCTTGAACCCGTAATTGGTCAAGGCAATCATCACTTCGTCAACAGTATCTACAGGAACGACAATGTCGTCACCGTAAATACGTACCGAGCCGATAAGCTTCCGAACATCGGAGATATCGGTAAAGCGTGTCTGTCGAGCCTTCTCATAGCCGAGGAGAACGATTGTCAGGAAGACAATCATCTCCACGTCAAATGTGAGGGCCGAACCCATAGACGCGAATCTACGGAGAGGTACAACCTCCCCGTTTACATTCGCACGTGTGCTACGACAAGCTAAAATGGCCGCCCGAAGGTTGGGCCACCCAACAAGCATCGTATCCACGAGCAAATTAGAAACGCGATCGGAGGCTTCACTCAAATCGAGTGTAGCTAGGGATCCATCACTGGACCCCTGACAGGCCATGAGCTGGTTAGGCTCCTGGAACTCTGTACCGATTAGGTGCTCGAGGAATGTTCCTCGAATACCCTGACGGATCGCCGCCATGAGTCCCTGCTGAGCATATTGCATCTCAGTAGGTTCCTCGGCGATGATACGTCGCGCTTCTAGCGTCTTAGGAACGTCAACCACCTTCACAGGTGTTTCACGCCCAGGTTCCTTGAAGTCAACACGGTCATAGACCGACTGGCTGTACCCACGTGTAGTGGCGTACCTCCAGAAGGGCATAACGTCTTCAAGACGTTCCGTCCACGATTGCAGTTCGTACTTGTGGTTTCCCACTTTCCGATCTGCAGTCGCGCCGGAGCCGTGCTTCGGCTGTAGTCTCCACTCCCTGACCTCACGGTCAAGGTAAGAGAATAGTGAGCTGAATACCAGTCTCGCCATTCGCTGGAAGGCGAACAGCAAGTCAGAGGAAGAATTATCTTCCCACTGGCCGACTTCAATGTCACTCGCAAGGTAAGCGTCGTATGATGCCTGAGTTACCTCAGGGTCACACTCAAGCTCAATCTTCTTGAGCAGAAGGGTGATTTGACGCACCGCTCTGATCGCCTCGATTGAGGGCGCCTCGCGCAACAGACCGCTACTCCGTTCAAAGATAAGGTCCATGAAGCCTCCCAGAAATACTGGAAGGCTTCCTCTACTCCGGAAACCCGGAAAGAGCGATGGACTTGCGGAACCCGCGGCAAGGGCTGTTTCCAGACCTTTACCGAAGGCGGGCAAAGTCACCGTAACAAAACGGAGACCCTCACCTTCAAAACGAGTCATGATGGTTTTAACATCATGACTGGTGTCAACGGCACAATAGTCGCCCTCTTCTTGGAGAACGACTGTGAGGAGAGTTACTAGGCTTTTCAACCTCATCCTTTCATAAGGGTGGGTGTCCCGCCTAGTGACTTGCAGCGACGGAGGGCTTACGCCCCCCGCCCGGTCCCAGCATGTCTCGACCTTTTGTGGTCAGGATCAGTGCTTAGGACTCCGACGTGCATTCTTGAGGACTGCCGCAGTGGCAGCCACGGTACCAACCAAATAGATTGGCCCCAGAAGGATACAAGTCATGATCGCCTGTTCAAGGGTGATCACGACTCGAGACCGAGGAGCTTCTTCAGGTTGGCATTCGTGCCGGCGCTAAACCAGGTGTTAAACCCGGTTGCGAGCTCAATGAGCTCGGCCTCAGTGAATGCATTACTCTTGGGGCGATCAATCGTAATCGTGATCGACGCCGACTCTTCCGACTTAAGGTCGGTAAGAGGAGACGTAGAGATCTTCTTTCGAGAGATCTTCACGACGCTACGCTTCCGGTTACCCGGAAGGTAGTGACGAATCGCCAGTTCGGAAGTACTATCGGCAGGCGCGAACGTACCGGACAGGTTGTCCAGTGTGATACGCGGCATGCTAATAGCCGAACCAAGAGTAACGGACTGCGGATCTGCAAAAGCCATTAGGCCCTCCATCCCACATTCTAGTGGAATTATTGAATTGGTAATTTAACTGTTGTTAAATTATTATTTAATTGTATCCACCCCGGGGTGATCGGTTAATACCGATGGCTGCCAGGATGGCCCATCTCATCGGAGTCATCTCCGACGAGGTTGGGTTGATGAATCCATAGGGATTCGCGCGTATCCGCTCCTTCTTACGAAGGATAGCGGTCGTCGCGACCTCACTTACCCGCATAGTTTTATTCGGGGGTGTGGTAATTTTGGTACGCTGTTCAGCGGAATAAACAACCTCCCGCTGGGCGTAACCGTAATTAATCACCAGGCTATCGTCAAGGACTCTTTCCAGTAGGTCAATAGAACTACTAAGATCGAGGAACCAATCCAACAGCCAGGACCATGGCGTAATTTGCCAGAGCCCGGACATGGAGCCCGTGAACCGCACAATGCGGTTCGCGATTTCCAAAGTCTCCCCTAGGTTCCAGTTATTAAGTGGAACTTTAGGAAGCCAGTACGTGAAGGATCCTTGAAAGGACTTCACCTCTGATGCCCGGAGAGTTAGGGTTGTATCAAACGTGGCCCCATATGGAGTATGAATACTACTAATGGGCTGGTTCGTCCAGTCAAAACCGTACTGGTATATGCCGCCAAAAGCGACAACACCATGGTTAGACAGTTGCGAACCAGTAAAGACTTCAGTGATGCCCTTATGCGAGAGCTTGGGTTGCCCCTTGCCACTCGCTTTAGGAACATCAGGTCTAAAGTCACGTTTTACCGGCCGTCCAGAATCGCGGAACAGTTGTTCTAGCGAACTATTGAGTGTCGACATGACAGTCACTAGTTTCTGGATGTCCTTGACCGTAGGATAAATTCCGAACACATAGTTCAAGAATTCATCCGCACCTCTGCGTCTCCACGTCGTCTTCAGTGTTTCCAAAGAAGAGAACGGGATACGGGGAATGCCAAAGGCTAGTTCCCCGAGAGATGCAAATAGGTCAAAGGCCGGTTGACCCGGAGCAGTGAGTTTAATAGCACGCTTACCGAAGTCATTCAAATCGCCTAGCGCAGGGGGCTTAATAAAGCCCCTGAACGAAGTACTGGTAGTGATACCATTACTCGCGAGGAATGAAAACGGAGCGCGGCTCACATCAGATGATGCGATAACCGATCCTAGGGCGTAAGCTGGACCTCCTCGATAGAGGATGTTCTGCGAACCCCACCAGGTGTTATTAAGCCCCCGTACAGAAGTTAGAAACTCCTCCTTCGTGGAAGAAAACGGATGTCCGTTATCAACCACCGGAGGTAGCTCACTTCCAAGTGAACCATTCTCAATAGCACGTCGGCGGTGATTTGCCACCGTCGTGTCGATGAGCCACCCGTAAGGGTCGGCCGTCGAGGAGAGAATAGGTTGTCCTTGTACGTCGTCACGCCAAGACGTGACTTGCTCCCTCTTTTGGTGGGTGCGACCTCGGTACACCGTACCGGAGCCGTCTTCGCGTCTCCAAAGACCTTGTTGAGTCTTAGAAACACGCGCACGGCGATCGTACCCTTCCATTGCTCTATGATCCTTTCTCATCAGTTGAACCCAACGGCGGATCTACACTGTAGACCGCTGGGGGAGAGGCCGATGCCACTGACACCGGGAGGCCCCAAG